CGGACTCCACGCCAAGTCATATCGATGAGACATGGGAGGAGATCCAACTCCAACTCAGCAATAGGCCAGAGGTCTTCTTTACCAAGCTCAATCGAGAAATAATTCCACAGATCGAGAGCGAGTTCAGCATCTCCTTCGGCATACGGCCCGACATACATAGCGGGCATTTTCCACATCTCAGCCTTTGGATCGACTCCGAAACTGCGAGCGGCCTCGTTTAGCCCTTTCTCTGACTTGGTTTTACCCAACAAATCGTAAGATAAGGCGTTCAAGCCATAACTGTAGCGGTTCTCATCTAAGAGAGCCGCGATCAGCATAGTATCGATTATCCGACCTTTTAGATCAAAGCCCATACGCCGTATCCAACCTGCGTCATATTGAGCGTTGTGCATGATTTTGTCAGCCGGACACTCGAATACTTTTTTCAACCACCTGTTTACAACCTTCTCATCTAGATTGCCGCCACCGAGGTGGCGAACGGGTATGTATCCAGACCAGCCATCTACAGCTATGGCATAGCCTACAACCTCCCCATTACCCGTCGCCCACCCAGCCCCGTTAGTCTTGAGATCTGGATCTCTCGTTTCTACGTCGATGGCAATTTTTTTTGCGGTTGTTATATCTGGTAAATCCGTCGGTGGTATCCACTCTGATTTTGGAGCGAACATTGCCATTTGCAAATTCCCCGCCATAACGTACTCCTTTTATTTGAGATCTTTCGCTGAGAATTCCGCTCCGAGGGCCGTGTACCCCGCCTTGTCGGCCCATGAATCCTCGTGATTGATCGTGTTGAGTAGCCTTGCGGTTTTTACCCAATCCATCATTAAAGCGACGTGCGATGGTGTGATCCTTCCATGAGTATCTAATGCAGACTTTGCTATGACGTTCCACCCATCAGCTATTCTATCGTGATTTTGATATGCGTCACCATACTCCTTTGCACGATCACCTTTGATAAGCTGGTTAGCTTTTACTAATAAATCAGTCCTGTTTATCATGTTTCTCCCACAATTCTCTGTTTTTTTCCTTAAGCATTTGTAAGCTATTCCACAAAAGTTTCATCTCGACCATTGCATTCATGGCGTGTTTCTCTGCCTTAGAGTAGTCCTTCTTATTGACAGCATCCTCTACTGCTTTGAATTGTTTCTTTGCTTCTAAATAAAACTGGCTGTAATCAACCACGTAGTTCTTCTCCATCTGTTTCCTCTCGGTGTTTTGGTAAATAAACTTCTACATAAGCCCCACAATTGGAGCACGTTAAATTCGTGACCATTAAAAAATTCTCATCCTCTTCGTCAAGGTCATGGTCTGCACCCCAAATTAATTCATGATTGCAATGCCAACAGTTCATAAGTTGTAACTCCTAGACATATCTTGTGGATCAACGATGTACAAGTTCTTTTTAGTTCTCGTAACACCAACGTAAAAAACCCTGTGTGTATCGTCAGGGTTAATTCTCATTTCCATTTCAGCCGCCGGACTCAGGTCCGTGAGCAGTACAACGTTGTCCGCTTCACCACCCTTTGAGCCGTGGATCGTGGACGCTGTAATCCGAGGCACTCCCGTGAACTTCTCACCACGACGTAACAGTGCTGTGATGTAAGCTCGATCCGTATCCGGCAATTTGTCCATTGCCTCTGACCAAATCATATCCTTGCTTGCTAATAAACCGTGATGTTCCACTAGCTGATCAAAATCAACAAAGTCTGTATCTTCGAGGGCCGGAAGCTTTTTAAAACCGCGTTGAACGCGTTTGTTAAGCGACATATATCCATAAATCTTACGAGCAATCTCACCAGAAACTTCTCTACCTTTTCGTAACGTTTCCCATCCACGTACCGCATCCGAGATCTTTTCACTAATGGACCGTGAGCCGCGGTAATTGAATAGATAACCACCAGACTTGAGGTCGGTTGCGATGGACTGTAGATGATATCCTGCTTGCGCGAGGATTAACCATTCACCCTCGGACATATCTAATGACTCAAGACCATTGATGCGAGCAACCATGCCTACCTCTTCACGAGGTAGATAAGACTTCGGGAATCGGCCAGAGATACGTTTTGCCACGTTCTCCGCAAGCTGGTGCACGGAACTCGGCACACGGTACGATTGTTGTAGCGTTTCGGACTGACTGTTAAGACTAATGAAGTGATCAACGTCAGCACCGCCCCACCTGTAAATCGCCTGATCGTCATCTCCCGCCACATACATTCGGTCTGAGTTATCAGACAAGATATGAGCGATGTCCCATTGTAAGGGAGACAAGTCTTGCGCTTCGTCGAGGAAGGTTAGTTTAAATTTTGGACAGCACTTATCACTTTCTGCGATGAACACTTCCAACATATCTGTGTAGTCGTACAAGTTCATCGAGTGCTTATAGCTTTGCAAGGCGCGATCTACGTAATCAACCTCGCTCCAAGACACCGACAAGTTGCTTCGGTTGTATTCTTGTCGCAAGGGTACCTTTTTTACACGGGCCAGATTGATTAAAGTAACAATCGGATTCTGTTTATTAGCGATGTTGTAGATGTCATCATCAAAGTCCACGGTCCGTGAGCCGTTGAGCTCGATTCCAATCCGGTTACCAAGCTCCCTGTAATGCTGATCGCTCATCACGCTTTCTAAGCCTATTGAAGTTTGCGTGAGTGCAAGACTGTGTAGCGTTCGGAAATACAACAGGTCCGTCTTTGGGTTCAACCCAAAGCGAGCCGCGGCACGTTCCTTAGCCTCGGTAGCGGCCTTCTTCGTAAACGCGAGGAAAGCAATCTCTTTCGGGTCCATCCCGTCAGAGAGTGCTCGGTCCACCATGTTTAGAAGAGTCGTTGTTTTACCCGTTCCTGGGGGTCCGAATATCCTGAACATCGTCTCTGTGCTTATTTACAATTTGTCTTACACGCTCTTTGGTCAAGCCAAAGTGTTTACCGATTGCGGTAAGCGTCCGATGCTCTTGAGTGTGCATTTCGTAAATGCGCTTATCACGTTCTTCTGGTTTCAAAACGGTGACTCCTTCTGTTTAAACTTAGGGGTGCTTACAGGTATTTCTTGGTTTTCAAATTTAGGTATTTTCCAAACTCTCACGGATTTACCTTTGATGTTCATCACGATGTTCTCTCCCTGAATATCTTTAATATGCTTTCCGATTTTGTTTCTTTTGAACTCAAAGAACTTGTTCTTTTTCAAGAAGTCCTCAAAATCTTTCAGTCTGAAATACGTCAATTCTGTTTCATCATCGGTCCAAGGTCGGCGTAACAAGATGCCTTCTTTGTCATCAGCTTGTTGCATTTGAGTACAGAACTCTTCCAAGTAATCATAAAACTGACCCGAGGAAGTAACGTCCTGAGATACTTCAATAATCGCTCCATCGTTTTCTTTCATCTCAGATAACAACCCGCTAATGCGTCCTTCCCAGTTATCTTTTTTCATGGTGCGAGGCATGAAGTTCAGCTGTTCTAAACAAGATTTTTGAAAAGCCCCTTGGCTCATAAGACCCTCAGTATCTAATTCCAAAGGCTCACCGTTAACGTCTAAAAACCAAAGGGGTGGGGTGGAATTGTATTTCCGTAAATTGGCAATAGTTGCCCCAGAAGATGCCGAGCCAACCCCATGCTTTCTGGTCCGACACAGATCCTTGTTGCAATAACTGTTAATAGGAGAATCCCCACATTTGTATTCATACTTGTTTCCACGTATCTGTTTTGCAATGGTATTAACTTCACGAAGAGGCAATGCCGGACTAATGAAAGACGAGTTGTATTTCAATAACTCATCCTCCCATGTATCCGAATGAGCTTTACGTAAATAAACGCCAAAGTTAAACAACCCGTTGTTTCTGCCGCCCTCTGAAATCTTTTCTCGTGCAAGAATTTGTAGACAAGGTGGTCCGTCGGCCAAGAGTTTTGTTTCTTTGTTCTTGGTTATCTGTAAAGCCTTAACCTGTTCGGGAGTCTGTACGTATTTATCGTACAGTTCTATAAACTGTTCTAGCGTGGCAGACGTGCCATCGTCCAAGAAACCGTAACGTAATCCATCTTCCCCGTTGTAATAAGGTAAATTAAGATAGTTGCCGACATCCCCGCGATCTAGGTGAAGTCTTATTTGCTTCGGGAAAATCTCGCTACCGCCATATCCCAAAGTCGCAGACACGTTTTTAAGAGACTTCTGCATATCCTCCGCAGAAACCCAATCTGAACTGAACAAGAAGCAATGCGCTCCCCCTGACTTTGATCGACAAACGACGAGCGGCAACTTAAGCTCACGTATCTTATTAATGAGCGCCTCATGATCGAGCGGATACTGGTCGATATCAATGCAACCCCACCTACAAGAGTCATCTTCGTTGATGGGTATTATACCTATGCCTTGTCCGTTACCTTCTAAGTGATCTTTAAATACAGCGAGCGTTGGTTCTTTTCGTATAACCCCGCCTTTACCATCTTTTTTGCCATTAGCTTTTTCTCCATCTATCCTGTAGAAGCCATACGCGCACTTCAATCCTTCAAAGATAGATGCAAACTTTTCAACTGACATAGAGTCTCCCACGTTGGTTGGGCGGGTTGCCCCGCCCCCTGATGATTAAAACGGTATTGAATCTCCATCGTTACCGTCATCATCGCCAACATGTTTGACTACAATGTCTCCCGCAAGGATATCCTCAGAGAACTTCTTAGCTTGCGTATACAAAGCCGCGTCTTGGATTGGTCCCTCTAGGGACATTTCCCAACCGTGCCAAGAACCCTTTGAGTTTTCCTCTTGGATAGTTTTCAAGAGGTAGATGTGGCTGTACCGTGGTGGTGTGAAAGCACCGTTAGAGCCTTGCATCACACGAGAGGCCATCATCGAGTTCCACTTACGAGACTTTTTAAGCTGTGTTGACTTCATTGCAATCAACGCAGTTTCCGCAGTGCCGTCATCGTTCAGCACAACTACGAAGTGCTGGTGTGTCTCCTCGATGTACTCACCATTCGTACCGACTACATAATCCTTGTTGTCGTCGGGGGACCTTTCGGTCTTTGGTCTCTCATCTTGAGGTGTGTAGATAGCGCTAGGTGCGCCGGTCCCGCTACCACGTGGAGCCCACTGGATAAAGCGACGCTGATAAGCACAAGGTATAACCCGTATGCCGTTCTTACCCTTGTAAATTTTCCCAGTGACGGTATTGTAAATGTCACCCTTTCGAGCCTCCTCGTTTTCATCAAGTACTGGATCATTCCCCGATAGTACCTTAATAAACGGGAGTGCAAGATCCTCTTGCCCGACGTTTTCCATTCCTTTTCCAGCATCGGCCTCAAAGATAGATGGATCAAAAACGGTGATTCCGTTCTCTTTTTGCTTTGCTACTTCGGTCTTAGCCATTACTTTTTACCTTTCTTAATAGTTGCACGTTGTCCTACCCAAGCTCCAAACAATTCCATTGGGAATTCATCACCAGCCTCAACCCGTTCCTTGATGAAAGCCCTGAGAGTCTGTGGGTGAACAT